GTCCTGGGTGGAGACGCCGGCCTTCGCCAGGGCCTCCACCGATTGCATCGCATCGGTGGCCGAGACGCCGAACGTCTTGCCCATCTTCATGGCCTGGGCCTCGAGGGCCTTCAGCTGCGGCTCGGTCGCCTCCCCGGTGGCCCGGACCTTCGAGACCTGCGCCTCGAAGTCCATCGCGCCCTTCGCGGCGGCCGTCGCAGCAGCACCCACCCCGGTCACTCCGGCCACCATGCCGCCGGCCGACATGACGGCCGCCTTCATGCCGGCACCCACACGGCTGGTGGTCTTCTGGAATCGGGTCAGGATCCCCTCAGCCTGCCCCACCTGCTTCCGAAGCCCCGCGGTGCGGGCCTCGAACTTGACCACCATCGAGCGGCCCTTACCACCCCCGGCCATCAGGAGCCCGCCTCCCACCGGGAGATCGCACGGTCGATGACAGCCATCCAGGCGTCGATCATCATCGGGGTGTCACGCCGCAACGTCGGCCAGAACCAGTAGCCCTCGTGCTGCGTGTAGGACTTGAACTGCCGGGTCGTCTTCCCTCGGTGGGAGCCGAACTCGGCGCCGAAGAACACTTGCCCGGTCGGCACACCCTTCTTGAACAGTGGGGATGATCCGGCCGCCTTGATCGTCGGAACACGATCCGACCTGGCGCGGATCTTCGACGCCGACCGCACAGCCTGCGCACCGTGGGACGCGGCCGTCACACGGATCCTGACGACCTCGTCCTGGGCGATCTTCTTCGAAGCCTTCCGGACATCGGTCGAGATCTCTCTGGGCATGCCGCGCAGCGAGCGGAGGATCTTCGGAAGACCCTCCACATTGATGTGCAACGAGAACTGATCGGCCACCTCGGCTCACCCCTTCTCCATGTCCTCGGCCTGCTCCTGCAGGATTGCGATGACGGTCGCCACGTCGGCGGGATCCTCCTCGGCCCACTCCGAGGGGAGCCGATGCGTGGCGACCGCCAGCTCACAGATCAGACGGCTGTATCCGCCTGACCAAGGTTTGGGAGCTCCACACCCTCATCACCGTCCGACTCGTCCTCATCGGCGTCGTCGGGGCCCTCCTGGCGGAGGTCCTCAACTTTGTCGATGAAACTGTCAGCAGTGTTGATGTCAGGAATCTGATCGTCGCCACGCTTCAGCGCGGAATACGCCACCCACAGCATCTTCTGGAACGACAGATCGCCGCCCGCGAGGAAACCCTTCTTGTGCTGCCTCTCCCACTTGACGACGTCGATCAGCTTCGACTTCCCCGACAGGGTGCGGCCGTCATCAAGATCGACCTCGAATGCCCCAGTCGGGGAGACGGAAACAAGCTTCTTGCTCATCAGTCAGCAGTCCTTTCTCACGGCTCAGTGGTGGTTGCCAGCGGCGTCGGCTGCCCGATGACCGGCAGCTTCGCGGACACCTTCGAGAAGGACCCCTGCTCACCGCCGAACTCGGTCGCCATGCAGCGGATCACACCGGAGAAGCCGCCCTCAGGCTCACCGGTGTACGGCCGGAAGGTGAACGGCATCGTCTTGCCGTGATTCACCCGCATGAACTCGGAGAGCGCCTTGGTGGCGTCCTCCTTGTCCCGGCCGGCCAGATAGCCGACCTCCAGCGTCCACTCCGGGTCATCGACCTCGGAATAGACCCCTTCGGGGCACAGCGCCTTCTCGGTGGAAGTGTCCGCGTCAGGGGTCAGCTTCACACTCTGCACCTGGCACTTGAAGTTGGTTCCGGTGGCCTCCACCCCGATGATGAGGTCCACATTCTTGAGATATGTCGGCTCGAAAGCCATGATTCCTCCCGGTTATCCAATAATCTCGATATTGATAATGACGCACGGGAATGACTGACCCTGAACGTCGTAGCTTCCGAATTCTGAACCCTTCACGCCGCAGTTGGAGACCAGCCCGCCGAGGGTCTGGTCCGCCTCACAGGCACCGATGAGATGGGCGGCGACCTGGGGCCACAGCTCCTCCAGCTGCGCCAGTTCGGCGGTGGGTGAGGTGCCCGCGGCCGCGGCGACCACGGCGACGGGGACCGTCCACTCATCGAGGCAGAACGTGCCCTCCCGGTGATCCCAGGACGGCATCCCCACCACGATGGCCGGCAGCACCGGCAGACCATCCACCACACCGGCGGCCACCACGGTCGCCGAGACGCCCTCAAGCGCGTTCCCGACGGCCTGGCGGACGATGGCGGGGGTGATCATCCGAACACCACCCGCCGATAGGGTGCGATCAGGCTGTTGACGTCGCGGTCGTTGATCGGCACCCTGGCCGGCCCGAACTCGCCCATCCCGATGAACCCATCCGGGCTGTTCCTACGGGCCAGGTAGCGGGCCGTCAGCAGACTGACCGCCTTCACCAAGTCACCAGGAACATCCACACCGGCCTGCTCAGGACGGAACCGAATCCGGGCCGCAACCCAGGCGTCCGCCGCCGCCCATGACGCAGCCACAAGAGCCTGATCATGGGTGGCGAAGTCCGGACTAATCTGGTCCAGAACGGTGATCTCAGACACGACGCCAGCCCCGGTCAGCCGCCGGCAGTCCCAGCGACGGACATCTTGCAGAACGCCGATGCGTCGAGGACCCCGGTGGCCGCGTAGCCGCCATAGGAGACCCCGATCCCGAAGACCTTCGGCTCGATCGCCTGCAGCAAGCCGATCCTCTCTTCGTAGAACTCGGCCAGGTTCGAGCGTCCGAGGATCACGGTGCCGGCAGGAAGTCCGGGAACCATGATGCGGGGGATATCGAGGATCGACCCCTCGAACCCAGAGACGCGGGCAGCGCCCGGGTTCTCGTTGGTGGCGGCAGTGACGTTCGCCATGGTCAGGAGAGTCCCCAGCGAGGCCCACATGTCCACCGACGTCCAGATCGTGTTGACCAGACGCAGCGAGGAGGCACGCTTGGTGCCGTTGCCAGTCATGGCCTTCACAGCTGCGCTGTACAGGCCCTTGACCCATCCGGCCAGATCGTCGGCGGCCACCGTCTCCGACTGCGTGACAGCAGTCGAGAACTGGCCAGCAGCCCAATCCTCGGTATCGGTGCCATAGATGACCTGCAGGTCACCGATCACCGAATCCCACGCACTGGGCGAGGTCCAGTCGATGTCCTGCCTGGAGATGTTCACGAACCCGCCGAAGGTGTGCTTCGTGAACGGGACACCCTCGATCTTCAGATCCGAAGAGATCAGCTCACCCTTCTCGGCGGTCTGCTCGGCAGTCTTCGTGTGACCGGTGATGTGCGGCCGCTCGAAACTCTTCCCGGCGATACCGGCCAGCGGCTTCGCCCCGATCGAGGACACGAACGGGCGGGCCCCATCCAGATCATTGAGGATCTCACCGACGATCGAGGACGGCAGAAGCCCAGGGGTATCGGCGGTGGTCTGATGCTCACCGGCGCCCACATCGTTGACGGCACGCTGCAGGGCCATCACATCACGTCCTAGCGCGGCCGAGACGCGCTGCTGCGCATCCGGGGATGGGGCGACCTGGGCGCCGGCGTAGCCGACCGCCCGAATGTAGTCGGTGATGAACTGGCCGGGAGTCTTGTAGGCCTGCTCGCGGGGCTCGATGGACAGCCTGCGCTGCTCACCATCGCCACGCGGCTGCCTGGCCTGCGCGGCCGGCTTGCGAACCTGATGGGCGGCGCGAGTCTCCTCGAACGCCTCCAGCGGCTTGACCTGCTCGTCAATCTCCGCCATCCGCTGACGGGCGCTCTCGACGTTCTTCAGCTCGGCGTCGACCAGGTCGCGGTCTTCCTCATTGGCCTTGTCGAGCAGCTGGGAGATGAACTCCTCCTGCTCGGAGCGCTGATTGAGCAGCCGCTCAAGGACCGGGTTTCCCATGATGAACCACCTCTCCAGGGGGTGCGAACAGTGACTGTGTTCGCTCCTCCGTGGTGGCCCATCCCCCACATCAACTGGTGGCCCGTGATGCCTTGCTCCGGGTTGTTGTGGTTCGTCTCCGGCGGGGAGCAGAAGAGCCTTGGCCCTTCTGGTCATTCATGCTGGCATCCTGCCGCCCTGAAATTCCCTCACCGTCGGCATGCTCAGGTTCAGCCCGCTCAGGACGCGGATCAGGTTCCTCAACCTCGGCGGTGAGATGTCCGGAGATCATCGCGTTGATCGAGGCGCGCAGCGACGCCAGATCAGCCGGAGACGGAAGCTGCATCATGATGCGCTCCTCCGATTCGCTGCCAGCCACTGCGCCCACGCCTCCCGCTTCGGGAACACGAGCTCGTGATTCGGCATCTCGCGGCGCTGCTCCCGCGATCGAACCTGGGAAACCTTCGCGCCCGCGAACGCGGGCGTCGGGGTGAGACTGACCTCGAGGAGTCGCGACTCCAGACGAGTCACCTTGTCCATGCCGTCCACGCCGCGGTTAGGGTCCCAGTCCTCATCCGGCACGTACTCCCACTCGCTACGGATCGGCGCGAAGCCAATACTCAACCCGGTCAGCATTCCCTTCTCGGCCAGGTCAGCGGCACGCTCGGCCTCCTCCGAGGAATCCATGCGCCACGTGCAGTCCAGCCCGTTGTCGTTGTCATCCCACTCCTCCGACACCCCAACCGGGAAGGACGCGTTGTTGTGCCACAGCAGCAGCGGAAGCTTCCGCGCAGCCTCCCTGATGCTCTTCGCGAACGACTTCGGCGCGTGCTGCTCCGCGAACCAGCCGATCGACGCGAACGTGTTGTATGGCACCGCACGTCCGCTGATCGTCCGGCCATCGGTTTCCATGTCGACAAGCTTCAGAGCCACCGTCGAGGTCCTCACCTCGGGAGCCCGCAGCGTCACCACGTCACTCATGCCTGAACCTCCTGTGCCACCGGCGCCGCCGGCTGATCATCGAACTCATCGCCGCCATCCACCGGCGCCTTCCCCAGATACGACCTGGCCTCATTCCGGGTCAGGATCTTGGAACTCACGGCCTGGGCCAGGAACGCGACCGTCGTCGGCATGTCATCACCCAGCAGCGCCTGACGATCGAACCGAAGGTCAGTGCCAGGTGGCAGCCACGCCTTCCCCCACGCCTGCTCGAACTGGGAGATCATCAAGCCGAGGGTCTGCCGCATCAGCATCAAGAACATCGGCCCCGGCGATTTGTAGGTCATGCCGGCCGTCTCGCCGCCCAACCAGAACGAATCCAGGTTGAACATGTTCGCCACGTCGACCCGCGACAGTTTGCGCGCCTCGGAGAGCTCCTGATCGGCAGGCGACCACGCCAACTTCACAATCTCGGTCCCGTTCGGGAGGACGGCCGGCGCCCTGGTCGGCCCGGAGAACTTCTCCATCCACGACGACTTCGCCGCGTCCGCCTCCTCCTGGCTGAGTTCGGAGTTCGGGACCACGATCGCCACGGACGGCACGGCCGACGTGTCCAGAACCCGGGCCTCGTAGGCCTCCTGGTCGGCCACCTTCCCCAGCGACGCGAGGTGCTGCTCCACCACACCGACGCCGATCAGCGTGTTCCACCTGTTCGCACCCCGCCGCACATGGATCACATCGGAGCTCGGAACCTGCACGCCGTCGACCCAGTAGATCGGGGCCCCGGTGACAGGCTCCTCAGTGACAGCCACCCTCGGCGCCGGAACCCACGCCATCGTCAACGGCCACCCCGCCTCACTCCTCGAAGTGACCAGCGAGATCGCGTTCCCGTGGATCCACCAGTCCATGAAGTTCTGCTCCACGAACCAGGCCGTCTCAGCGTCAGGATCAGGTCTGGTCAGGATCATCCACGGCCACGGCGACGGCGCCGCACCCACCCACGCGTTCATCGGCATCGTCGCCGGCATCGACGCCACAATCCCCAGCGCCCGAGCAACCTCGGGAATCCCCTTCGCACGATCCGGATCCGTGGCCATCGTCCACCCGGTCAGCACTCCCACCGGCCCGACGTTCAGGGTGCGCACCTGATCCGCCGACAGGCCCCCCACCTGATAGACCGCCATCAGAAGATCCTGA